CGGAGGACCCCTTCCCCAGGTACTCCGAAATCCACCGGTCGCGGGGATGTGGCGCTTGCGCGCCCACGCGCCAGTGGCACATCATAGGAGGTGATCCTATGAGCACCACCGCCGTAAGGCAAGCATACGCCATGCTCCCCCTCGTCGCCTCGCCGTATCGCAAGCAAGTCTTTGCTGCGATACAGCGGTGGATTTCCCATTCCGGCTTCAAGTGGGCGACTGAACGATGCAAACTCATCGTTCAATACCTCTTGAAGTTGAGGGCTGGGGAAGATCCCGAGCGCCCTCCATGGATCAGCACCAAGTATTTGGTGTACCCAGAGAGGGTTGCTAGGATGGGTTCGTTCGGACACTTTGCGCAGATCGTGCAGTTGTGGCGCGTGTTCACGGGTTTAGGCCCGCGTCACGCAGAGCCCACTCTGCAGGACGTGCAAAAGTTCGAACGGGCGGTCACGGCACCTCTCTCTAGTTCCGTCCTCGGTTCACTCCCAACAGCTTCTCCTTTCTGCGAAATCCCATGGGGATTCGTGGGAAGGAGGCCTGTGAGGATGTGCTTTCCGGAGCTGCGGCTACCTCAATGGGTCCCGGTGCCTGACCCGCTAATGCTGAGGTCTAGGAAGCCAGATGGATCTCTGTCCACCGAATGGGTGGAATTGATCCATGGATCCTGGACTCTCAGCCAGTGGGCCAACCGGTGGGACTTGTGGGATCGTTGGCCGTTTGCCTTGCGGCAAATACCAGTGATTCCAATCAAGTTACCCAAAGGGCATGGGCTTATACCCAACACCCTTGGCCGCATAAGGTGTCGCGTGCAACCGGACGGGAAAGCCCGCTTCTACCTCTTTCCTCCGTTCTGGGTGCAGTACCTTTTGGCGCCTTGGGCTAGAGTGCTCTATAGTGCTCTGTCCAAGATACCTCAGGACTGCACTTTCGAACAAGTGAAAGGGGCGAAGCAGGTAATGCGGTGGTTGCAGGAAGGTCGAACGGTTTACTCGTTCGACCTCTCTTCAGCAACTGACCGTTTCCCGCTCGCACTCACCCGCACAGTACTGCTTGGGTTGAACCCGAGCAAGAACTGGAGAATGTGGGTGAACACCTTCTCGATCCTAGCTCGGATTCCTGCCCAGGTGGAGTACCCCGGCAGTGCGAAAGCGCACATCGCCTGGAAGGTCGGACAACCCTTAGGGGTCGTCGCATCCTTCGCAGCGTTTGCGCTGACACACCACGCCGTGGTACGCTCCCTCTGGAAGGGAGATCCGTCGACAGCACCATACGTCATCCTTGGGGATGACTTGGTGATTGCCGACGACGAGCTGGCGGCGGAGTACCAGAGAGTCGTCACCGAGGTTCTCGGTGTCGAGATCTCCTGGTCGAAGTCGCTCCGCGGTCGAGTTGGAGAGTTCGCCGGTAGGGTAATCGACCC